TGAAGAGATTTTCATTATGAGGCTCTAATTTCAAAGCCATTTGAAAATTAGACAAATAATTACTTGTCTTATCCACTGCTCCAAAACAACCTGTAGCAAGATGTTGAATTTGATATTTGTTAGGTTGAAAGATTAGTTGAGAGTTAATTGAACCAAAATCTTTTGCTTGGTAATTCTTTCCAATTGATGGTTTTAAACCAATACTTTTGGTAAGTCTTTTCCAAGCTCGGATTTTACGTTCAGTTTCACGAAATAAAATATCATCACCGTTAATAAGTGCTTGAATCTCATTGAGATTCTGTTTCTTTATAATTCCAATACAAGCGGCATTTGCCACACATAGTACTGGAAAAGAAAGTAAACTACCCATTAACTGACCACGTGTCTGGACAATACTGTCAAGACCCGTGAAGTTAGGGTAATGCACAATATGCGGTTGTGATTCAAATTTCATCCATGAACGAAAAGGTTCTGGAATAACTTTCTCTAATTCTTCAATTGCCAGGTTCATTATATCTTGGTGCAAATTATCAGTCGCAGCCTCATAATCTCCAGAAAGAAGAAAATCTCCTTTCCATGACTTTATGAAGTCGAGGTCAATATTGGGAGTTCCTGTTAACTCAAAACATTTGAAATGCTGTAAAGCCTTCCACATTGCTTTTTGAACAGGTTTTAAAACCCAACATTCTTCTTCAGCTTTTGTGATCATTCGAACTTTTAAAGGTTCTGGGATCGCATGAGCTTTAACCTCAGGCAAACGATTTGGTGGATTAATTGGGATTCGATAACCTAAATTTGGTTGAAAAGGTCCGTTCTTAGTGACTGGTACAACAAATGAATCATATCTGGCTCTTTCTCTGAAAGTTGCCATTGATCTATTCGTTATAAGTTCTAAAAGTTCTCGTAAATCTAATTCAAGATTTCGTTTAACTTTGGAACCTAGACCATAATCCTCAAGAACAACCTCCTCAATCGAGTAGGTTTTCGTCTTTTTATCGTAACGATTGATCCGGAAAGCGGGATAAATACGACGCAAAAATGCATCAGCATTATTAACGCATGTATTACTCCACTCCAAAGATCTTTCTGGATAATTACTAGTGATGATGAGAAAGTCAGATGTAAACATCCGACCTTTCTCTCTTAAATCAGCCATAGGTAGTACTGTTGGAACATTAGAACAAATTTGAATAATTTGTTTTTGATCCTCAATACCATCTTGGTCTGAAAAAGCATCATCAATAACAGTAATTAACTGGTTACGATAACCATCCCAATGATCTGTAGCGATCGATCTTTGGTAGACTGACGTTTTGGTATTCATTCCAAATTTTTGACTAATTTTTTCACAAATTTTGTCAACAATATAGGATTTACCAACGCCTGGTTTACCTGTTAGATGAATTACTACAGGATCAATCCTCCAATTAGCATCAGATATAGATCTTCGCTCGAAAATGTGACTTGTCATTAAATCATTTGATTTGAAGTAACCCAAACAACCGCCTTCACTCTTCTTACTATTAAAATAAGCAGATTTAGGTGGTATAGGTGATTTCTCTTCAAATTCCTTTTTGACAATTTCACAAAAGTCTCTAAAATAATCCCTGATCATAGAGAGAACATGGGAAGGAGACTCTCCAACAGTTGAGAGAGTCTTCTGATGTTTCTCGTAAGCAGCTTGTATCATGTCCTTTGGAACTTTACTAGCAAGATCTTTACATTGTAAAAGATCCCAATAGAATTTAAGTTTCCTAGAACGTGTTGAAGTTGCTTTCTTAATCAATCTTTTCATTTTTCCAAAAGGAAATAAATCGATTGATTTACTATGATCTTCAGGCAACTCTTGATTCATTTCTTTAGAGAAATGTGTCGCGAGTGAGAGCTTGAAAACCTTTGGCATCTGGGATAATTCTACATCCTTAAATTTTCGAAGAAAATACTGGTTGTAGGTGTCTTTACAGAGTGTTAGTCTATATCGACTTAACAAAGCCTGAAGACAGGAAATGAAACCTGTAATCTGGATCTGTTTTTTGGATTCGGTACTTACAGTTATACCTTTCTGGACTTTACCCCCCAACTTTACCTTTCGGTTTCGCTGATGGGCGCGAGATACTCTATTTGTCTTCGTGACTAGTAGGTTATCTCCTCTCAGATAGTCAGTCTGAAAGAAGAGGTTGTGACACCGACGTCCTTAAACGTAATGCATTAGCATATTCGCGGACGAG